CAAGAAGATTAACATAAACATTAGTAGCATTTCTAGGCTCATTATTTAATCAACTCCCTTGCGTGTAAGAATTTCATACCTAGCATCTTTGCCAAGTCTCTTCCTCTCTCATTTACATTCTCAATTCCGTCTCTTGTTTCAATAGTAGATATCTCTCGCTTTTCAGTAACACCTTTTAAGTTCTTACTTTCAGCGTAAATTCCGTATTTTTTTATTATGGTCCTTTTCTTTCTTATCTTTTTCATATTATTGGTTTGGTTTTCTCATCTTCTTTAGTTCTTTAAGAACACTTTTATATTGTTCAATCTTTTCCTCATGACTACTAGCTCGCCCAGTAAACAGATGAGGCAAGCCCTTAAGATGCCATTCGATATATACTTCCTTGTAATCGCTTACAACACGGTAAACAAAAGCAGTCTCGTCTATGTATTCGGTTACGCTCACTATTAGCACTCCAAAAAAGCTGGTTCACAGGCACTATAAAAGAATATAGCTTGCAAGGCACTATCATCAGATAACATAACAGCCTTAGGAAAGCATTGATCAGCCTCTAAAGCCTCACCTAATTCAATAGATTGCATAGTGTACACATAGCCTTTGTCGGTCTTTACTATGTTTTCTAATAAGTGACTTGCTATTTCGTACTTATCTTTTACCCAGTTGAATAACCAATCAGCCTCACCGTCTGTTAACAGGTACTTTTCACCGTCAACTAATTGGTAGTGGTAATTATCGCATTCATCATCATCTTGTAATTTTAACGATTCGCTGGTGTGTATTTTCATATTATTATTTTCTTTCTATTTTATTGTAGTTCTTTCAGTGTTTCGACAGCTGTATTATATCCAGCTTTAACCTTTAAGTAATCTCGCAAGGTAAAGTTATCAGGGTCATTTTCCATGTCATGTAATCTTCTACTTGCCCAGTCTCTTTGATTCTTTGCATCAGTAGACAGTTGCAGTTTACGCCAGTCATTAGTTGACATTTTAGGGAAGGTTTTTGATAAGTTCATGGTTTTATTTTCTTTCTATTATTGGTTTAAAGGCTACATATAAAGATTAAGACAGCCCACGTTGCAAGCACAATTACTGGACTAACAAGCCACACAATAGCTTGCTCCTTTTTACTTGGTTTTAGTGAGTCAAACATTTCTTGTATATCCGAAGTTTGCTTGGTTGGTTTTTTCATATTGGTGTTTGTTTATTATTGGTTATTGTTTTCTACTAAGTCACTAAATAAAAACTTGTTTCTTAAGTCACTGACAACTAACGAAAAAGTTATAAAGTAAATACTCATATCTATAATTTCGATTAAGTACATTATAGTGAGCAACAGTCTACCTTTTAGATTATCTTTTAGATTTAATTTCATATTGTTATTTTACCTTTCTGTTAAGTCGAAGGATTAAAGAACAGGCTTGCCCTAATGCCCTCGCTTGTACATCTAACCAAGTCTCATTTCTATTAGGTTGCCAATCGCCACCTTTTCTAGCTTTTAACTCACTAGGTGTGCAAAGATGTTCGGCAATGTCTTGGTCATATATAAAGGCACATCCACCATAAGAATATTGTGACCAGTCGGTTGCTCCGTTTAACAGGTTATCCTTTGTCATGTCCCTACTTTCAAGGTTCTCTAATAAGTCAAAGGCAAATGCTTTAACACCTTTAGACCAAGCGGATCGTGTTTTATGGTTATTTAGTAATTTTATTAATTGTTTCATATAATCATGGTTCATATTGTTATTTGGTCGGTTAAATCATTCATCAGTTTCAATGTCAACCATACAATCGCAAGGGTCTTCATCATCCATCCATTGCCTATTGCATAGCGTACACGTAAGTTTATTCATCGGGTAAGGTGAGCCATCAGGACAAAACCCTGTGTTAGTTACCTCGATGTGTTCTTCGTAGTATTCTTCGTTCATGTATTTGTATATTTCTATTGGTGAGAATTTCATATTTTATGTTTACACCCAAAAACCCCACCAGTTTTCTGGCAGGGTTTGAAGGTTATTGTTAACTTAACTTAATTTATCACCATGCTCTGCAAAGATAATCTCTAAGGCTTTAACAATGTCAATTTGGTTTTCTGTATTATTCATATTATTTATTTTTTGGTTATATCAGCAAAATTACTGATAAAACTATAGTTGCATCTTGCGTGCCAATTTTAAAATCTAAAAAAAGTGTATAGTTTTTATACAATGTGTATAGAATTTATACAGTGCCTATTTTCTAGGTGTATAGAATTTATACAATGTGTATAGTTTTTATACAATGTGTATAGAATTTATACTTTACACCCCAAAACCCCGACACTTTCGTGTCAGGGCTGGGCAATAATTTTAGGAGGTTAACCGTTACGGCTACGAATTAGACGAAATAGGGCGTTATCCACCTCTTTCATCATCATCTCTTGTTGGTGAGCTACTAAGCGGTTAATCGTATAATCCTCTGTGTCACCCTCTTCCTGTACGAACACTTGATCTTTAACCTGCCTAAGTCTGGAGGCTAGTTCAGCGTCTAAATCCATTGCGTACGTCATCAGTTTATTCCATTTTTCTTGGTTCATATTATTTATATTTTTTGGTTATTATTGAGAAAGAACTACCCCAACTATTGCATTATCCATGCCAATTTGTTTTTATACAGCAACTGTATAGAATTTATACAATGTGTATAGTTTTTATACAATGTGTATAGTTTTTATACAGTTGTCTGAGATATTATTGAGAAAGAACTACCCTCCTTTTGCATTATCCATGCCAATTTTAAAAAAACACTTGATGTGTATAGTTTTTATACAAATGTGTATAGTTTTTATACAGTGCCTATTTTCTAGGTGTATAGTTTTTATACAGCAACTGTATAGAATTTATACAATGTGTATAGTTTTTATACAATGTGTATAGTTTTTATACAGTTGTCTGAGATAAACAAAGTAAAAAATACAAATTTACATACAGTCTCAATAATGTCTCAATAAGCATTAACTTAGAATTATAGCTTTGTTACCTAAGTCGTTGATTATCAGTAATTAGACATAATCTATATTGTACGATTTACGTTGAATATCAACGAGTTATGAAATTAATTTTAACAGTATACCACCCCCACAGTAAATTTACATGGGTAGCTCGGGGGTTTTTTCTGTTCGCGTATATAGCGTAAGCCCCTCAAATTTTTCTACCAAAAATCCAATATACTTTTGTTTAAAAACAAAGTCTGATGATTATTTCTAGCATCATAAAGAAGCAATCTACTAGTACATCTCGTTCTAAAAAGAACATGATCATAGCTACTATCCAATAGATTTCTGTTTGTACGTGTCTCACATTATCTCTTCATCATCTTCTTCTTCATCGTCTTCTTCTAGTTCTAAAAGGATGACACTGGTAGCTAATATATCGTATTTAACAAACTCCAGTACACCTAAGATTGTTTGGTCATTCAAATCGAACTCCCCTTTATAACGATTTATTAAATTACATAAGTCGTTGGTTAACAAGTCTGTCTGAGTATCTATGTCCATATCTTTAAATTTAAGGCTTTACAAATCTGAAAATCGTTTATAATGTTATCTATAACTCATAAGGAGTCTTTCTTTAAAGACTATCTTTTAAAAACTACTTTAAAGTAACTTTAACAAGAAGTCGATACTTCGTTCTTCTCCTTCTAATCCTTTAAGAGTAAAGACTAAGACAAAGACCTTCTTTAACCTTCTCTTTATTAAAAAACTTTTTAAGGATAGGTGTGTCTAAAGACCAATAGTATCTTTCTTTTTAACATATATAATTAATAAAGTCTTTAAAAGGAGGGAGGGTCTTCGTCAGGGTCGACCCTCTTTTAAAAGTAGTATCTGTAAAGATATGTATTTAAACTAACTACCGAAGCACTTACATTAATCACATCCAAAGGTTACTGTTATAAGAGCCTTTAGCTTTGTTAAATGTATCTACAAAGGACGTTAGTTCTTTGTCCAGGAGTTCCTGTTTACGATAGTTAATGTTATTGTTAACATCTTGATTCATTTGTTCTACCCAATAGTTAACAGCAATAGAGAGAGCATCTAATCTATCATCGTTAATAAGGCTACCTTTATCCTTTGTTATCCTTGATAGTTGATAGATAAGCATATACTTAGCTTGATGTTCAATAGGATAGGACTGAGCACTCTTATAGTCTTGTTGAACAACAGAAGGATCAATAATAAGTTTATGTTGATTAAGGACAGGTTCAAGGACATCAATGATTCTAAGTTCCTTTTGTTTGTTATGTCTTACTTCTTCAATGGAACAAGGATAGGTAGTCATAAACAAAGGTTTAAGTAGTTCCATGAACATACCATCTCCAAAGTTAGACTCTATAATAATTTTGTTAACCTTATTAGTCTTGGCAATGTAGACTAGTTGTTTAAGAGTTTGTTCATCATATCCACCTTTTAACCCACCAGCTTCTGGAACAAAGAGTTGACCGTTAAGCATCTTAACAACAGCATATCCTGTTTCATCCTTTCCTCTACCACTAGGGTCAATAGACAACACAGACCCTGTGTACTCAATCATATCACCTAATATCTTAAAGGGTTTATGAAATCTATCCCCACCTAGACCTACGTTAGGAATATCTTTATTTTCAAAGGATGGATCAGAGGACCACATAATCTTTTCAGGAGCTAGGTCTACATCCACATCTGTTATAATTAAATCGTTAACCTTTAAAGGATACCGATCAGCATCCGACAAACGAGGGTTAAGCATGAACTGTAAAGCATACCCAGTCCTACCGTACGACAGCTTTCTTTCTTCAAGGTCTAGATCAGTAAACCTAGAAGGTTCTGTAGATCGTCCTACTGTCTCATCTGTTATCTTTTCAGTTAAGTACGGAGCAATATCGTTATCGTAGTTCTTAAGTACTAAGTCTTCACTTGGATACTCAGAGGTCCATATACGAGCGTCATAGCCCCTCTCACGCAGTTTGTTATAAATAGAGTCCTCGCATTGGGGTGTCCCTAGAAAGAGAATCCTAGAGGTGTCTAAGGGCTTTAGAATAGCTTCAAACTCTTTTACTTGTTCATCTAGCTTATCACGCATTCCTTGAGTAGCAGAGTTATTAGGTACTTCGATGTCATCAGCAATGATAATGTCTGCACGGCTACCTGTTAACTGAGAGGATATACCAAGGGACTTAACGGAAGGTGCGTGAGCAGCTGGAGCAGGACCGACATCGAAGGCTATCTTAGAGAACCTTTGATCCTTTTTAGGGATTAGTCCTTGAAGAACAGGAA